CTCTTTCTGAATTTACGGAGAATGCTGCCCTCGAAGAGGCAGAAGAGAGAGCTATGGACATTATCCACGATCTTGAATCACGCGAAGGAGAGTTTCTCTTTCGCGGTGAGAATCCTGGCGATGTAGATTCCAGGCAGGTTGCTCGTTCTCTTGCAGAAAGATTTCTTCCAGAAGCACAACAGCGATACGGCTACGGGCCACGCGCTGCCGAAGCTGCGCTCGCGCAGGCTTACAAGGTGGTTCGATCTTACGAAGAGACAGTAGGAAAGACCTACCATGATCGACAAACCAATCAACTTAAAACCCTTGCTGGCGCTCGGCGCGAAATGCCTGTAGCTGGCACTCAAGGCGCTAACAATGTATCGACACCCGAAGGTGGCGACGAGCGTGGTCTTGTGGAAGCTTACTTCCCCAGGGCTACGGGGCGCTAAATCAACAAAGGAAAATAAATGGCTGACAATACACTATCATCCTGGTCGCCGTTCCTCTTCGATCTGAAGGGGAAGGTTTGGGAGGTCTTTCCATCCGAGGCCCCCTTCCTGGCGGAAATCTCAGGATTTGATTCAACCCGTGGTATGGTAGACCACGCTTCGAGAGTTCAGCGAATCTCGTCCGATATGGACGGAGGCCGTGACATCTTTTCGGGTCGTCAGGTTCGACATACCATTATCCTCTCCGGTTTGCCCGGTGGTGGATTCGTGACGGAGACTGGTACGTGGAATGTGCCACATGCTCTGTCGTCTGACGAAGTTCTCATTAAGCTCGTCCGTGCCGTGGTTCCGTTCTCGGTTACGGTCGATGTTGAGCGAGACTCGTTCGACAACTCTAATGCTACAGCAGTAGCTACGCTTGTTGCACAGGCTCGCTCTGCTCTGGCACGGATGGAGAACCTCGCCTTCCTTGGCGATGGTACGGGCCTTATGGTCGATATCACTGACGGTGCTACGTCATTGACTACGACTTGTGGTACTACAGCTAACTTCGATGTTCTGCTCCCCGGTACGGTTTGGGATATTAAGACCCGTGCTACGGGCGCTGATCCTGGTCAGGGACTTCGACGTAAGATCGCCTCTGTAAACGAGACGACTCGCGTGATTACCTGGGATACAGCACAGCAGGCTTCGGACGGTGGTTCAGGAAACATTGTCCACACTTCGGCAGATGGTATCTACATCGCCGGATCGTATAACACGGCTGCTACAGCCGGTACTACGGTGGCGCAGGGACTTGAACAGGCTGCGGCCCTTACAGGCACCTTTGAAGACATTGATAAGGCTGCTGTTGTTCAGTGGCAGGGTACAGACGGTCGTGGTGGAGATACCACGTCCCTCCTGCTCACTGACGGTATCATGGACGGCGCAGTTCGTCGTGGTCGCCGCGCTGGTCTCGGTGTTTGGGACTTCGGCATTGGTGATCCAGCCGTGATTGATGGTTATAAGCAGGGCAAGTATTCGTTCGTGCGTTATGAGCCGAACGTTACTACGCTTAAGTCCGGTTTCTCCGGTATCGTCTACGATGGTGCCGACAGGCCGTTCCCGCTTATCAAGGAGCCTATGCACAAGAAGGGTGGAATTAAGCTCATTGACTTGGAGAGCTTCCAGCTTTACGGCGATCAGCCGGGGCCAAGCTTCCTTGAAGATGATGGATCAATGTTCCGACGCTTCGCCCGTTCGCTCCCGAAGGAGGCGGAGTTGCTTGATCGTGTCCAGCTTGGTGTAACTAAGTGTAACACGATTGTCTTCTTGAATAACCTACAGGCTGGCGCGTAATCCTAAGTGGATTACCACTGGTCTAATTCTGGTAGTGGCCTTGTCCTCCCTCACCTAGAGGGGGATGAGGCCACTATTGGTAAGCAGCTTAAACAATATGATCCATGCCTTCGTCTCGTACCACAAGGCATGAAAGACGGAAAGAAAGTCTATAAAGTCTTTTGGACTAACGGCAGTGTCACCAACGTCCTCTTCACCTGGGCCACTCCTGAAGGAGACCCCCTCCCTCTCTCCTCTGCAATTCTAGAAAAATGCAAGATGCTCGATAAGAACACTAGAGCCGAGAAAAAAGACCCCGACGCGCTGAACGCCCGTCTAAGGGCCGAGGGGCAAAAGGATATGGAAGACGCCGCGCAAGACCTGTACGACGATCTAAGACGGCGAGAAGGCCGTCTCCCACTTCTACCGAGGAAGAAAAAGTATGACGCGAGACGAAATCAAGACCGAACTCAATAATCTCCGGTTTACTGCTTCCACGGTAAAAGACGCTCAGATTCTTAAGTGGATTTCCCAGGCAGAGATTTGGGTCTGGAATCAGGCCGACTGGCGCTTCAAAGAAATCGGCGCACAAAACCTAACCACGACTATCTCCTCTGGCATTGCAAGCGCAGCCTTTCCAACAGGAATGAGCAAGATCCGGAATCTACGACGATCCTCTGACGGCGCAGAAATGATCTACGTCTCTCCCGATGTATGGGACAGGAATTTTCGCTCCGTTCCAGCATCACTAGGCTCTGGTTCTTACTACACTGTAAGGAACAGAACGATCTTTGTAGGCCCAGGAGAAGCTACGACATTCAACGGGGATTTTGTTCGTAAGTATCATCATCTAGCAGATGGAGCAACCCCCACTGCTGGCGTGATGAACTCTGCCAACGACACTCCTATCTGGGATTCAGAACATCACTACGTTCTCGTCCCGACAGCTATTATTATTGGTATGGGACTAGAGAGTGATCCCACTAAAGAGGCTCTCCGAATTGAACGTGATGAAATGCTTTTCGCCATGAAGGAGGAACTCTCGAATGAGGTAACGAGCGAAGTCAGATTCTGGGGTGGATAATGGGTAGACTAGTAATTGAGAAGTTCGATGGCGGACTAAATACTAGAGACTCTGTAAATTCTCTTTCTATCCGCGAAACCCCCGAAGCTATAAATTTTCGTGTTGAAGAACGAGGTGCTCTTGGTCTCCGTAAGGGCGTTTTTAACTTTTCTGATCTCCCAGGAGATTCTGGACAAAAGGCTCATATCTTTTTTAGTCCAACTTTGAATAAGTGGTTTTGTATTCGTCAGAAAACCTCTCCGGCCAATATGACTTTGTATTGGAAGGCTGCTGATCTTTCAGGTTCTTGGACAAGTCTTGGAAATCTTTTGACCGATGGTAATTCAGGCGGAGCAGTAAGTTGGGCTGACTGGCCTGGAACCACTCCATATATGTTTCTTTCTATTGGACATCAGAACGGTGGAGTTTGGTTCTATGACGGAACCACTCTAACAAAAGAAGGTGGACTTACAGGCGGTATTTCTTCACTACAGGTTTGGCAGAACCGACTTTGGGGTTGTGGGTATTTTGATACGACCACTCCCGGTAAATTCAAGACACGACTTGTAGCCTCTAAGATCGGAGATCCAACTCTTTGGTCTCCCGCAGCAGGTGGACTTCAAGTAGAGATCCGAGATAAAGATGCAGAACCACTTATGACAATGGGAATTGCTAGTGGGGCATTAATTATCTTTAAAAGACGTTCTGCCTACAGGGTGAATAATTCTGATACCGGAGCTTATACTACGATTGATCCTGCTGTAGGGTCTAAAGGATATAGAAGTATAATCTCTCTTCATGGAGGAATTTATACTTGGGGAGAAGGCGGTATTTATGCATGGGATGGAAATGGCCCAGGAGTAAATATTGGAGACAAGGTAAAACCCACTATTGAATTTAATACTTCCCAAGAGATTGCAGCAGGAGAATATAATGGTAATGCTATTTTTACTTATCCAGAAAACGGTTCGTCTGTTAATAATGCATATTTAGAAATTGATCCTGTTCAGGGCTGGATTATGAAACATAAATTTCCTAATAGTGCTAAAGACGATGTTCATTCTCTAGCCAATAAAAACGAAGAGCTTTGGGCAGCAATAAGAGACGGGGATGACCTCGTTAGAATGTTTTGGAACACAGAAGGTTCTGATGATAATAGTATTTTTTCAGGAACATATAGAACTCCTTGGATTCAACCCGAGGGTGGAAGAAATTGTCACTTGCAGAAAATAGAAATCGGTGCCTCTATTGATTATCTGGGTGTTCAGACTACTCTAAAATTTAGAGTCTATAAAAACTTTGATCGCTCATCATACGATGAATATGATATTACTGCTGCCGCGTTGGCAGGAGACGCTGGCGATGAACGAGAAAATATAGTTCTTCAATCATTAGGTCATAGCAAAGCCTTTGCATTTGAATTTGTTACAGGAACAGATGGAGGAAAAGTAACTATTCGTAGTCTGATTATTGAAACTACTCCGATTGAACGATGAAACTAAGTAGACCTACAAACCCAGACCTAAGTAATATTTATGCTTCTCTTAATCGCCTAGTAGATGAACTAGAGACTACGGAGCCGTGGAGAACAGTCAATGCGACGGATCAGCCCGTGTTTGAGAATGGGTATACGGACGGAGGGACCACAGAGCCGGTAGCCTTCTATAAGGATGCTCTCGGAATCGTCCGGCTTCGCGGACGTGTAACGGGAGGGACGGCAAGCACCCCGGCGTTCACGCTCCCTCCAGGTTATCGCCCCTCCGCAACTGTTGTCTGCCCTACTTCTGCCAATAACGCTTACGGTGAAGTTCATATCGTTT